ATTTTACCCAGATCAAAAAGCAGATCCATGACAAGATGGATCACCGCAATCTCAATGAGATCTTCGATTTCAATCCTACAGCTGAGAATATTGCCAAATGGATCTGTGATCAGATCCCAGAGGCATTCAGAGTCGATATGCAGGAGAGCGAAGGTAATATTGCTACCTATAAGGATAACGAATTTCCGTATTATATCTGACATGTTATGAAGATCAACGAAATTTTCTATTCATTGCAGGGGGAAGGCCGACATGCCGGAACTGCTGCTATCTTTATCCGCTTCTCTGGCTGTAATCTCAAATGTGATTTCTGCGACACGATTCATCAAGATGGCCAGGAAATGACCGAAGGCGAGATCGTTGCGGAGGTGGCAAAATATCCTGCTTCTTTGGTAGTTTTGACTGGTGGCGAACCAACTCTACAGATCACTTCTACTCTCTGTGAGAAGCTTCATTCCAAAGGAAAATACATCGCTATTGAAACCAACGGCACTCATGAGGTTCCTTTTGGTGTCGATTGGATCACCTGCTCTCCAAAGTATAAGCCAGTGATCATCCATAACTGCGATGAGCTCAAGGTGGTGTACGAAGGTCAAGACATGCGCCAGTATGATAATATCCGGGCATATAATAAGTATCTGCAACCATGCGATCGAAAGGATCCAGAGTATAATGCCAAAAATACGGCCGCAGTCGTTCAATACTGCCTCGATCACCCAGAGTGGCGCATCTCTATCCAGACACAGAAAATACTTAATGTTCGATAATATGACTTTTCAAGAATATGATATACTGATCGAGGATCTGGTGAAGAATATACAAGAGGGTATTGCCGGAGGCCTCAAGGTGACCAAGGTGTACGGCATCCCTCGTGGCGGTTACTATCCTGCCATAAAGGTGGCCAATGCTCTGGGAGCCGAAATTTGCGTAAATACTTGCGATCTGACAGAAGAAACACTCATCGTTGATGATTTATGTGACTCTGGTAAAACTCTCGCCAAATATGAGCAATATATGACCGCAGTCGTGATCCTCAAAGAAGGAACCGATTTTAAGCCAGATTTCTGGGGTGCCACTGCCCCTGCTCAAGAATGGATCCAGATCCCAGATGAGAAGGGAGCAGGCATCGAAGAGAATATCCGCAGGATGCTCCAGTGCATCGGTGAGGATCCAGATCGAGAAGGCCTGCTTGGAACTCCAGATCGCATCGCCAGGATGTTCAAAGAGATCTTCCGAGGCTATGATCCAAGACAGAAGCCAAAGATCACTACCTTCCAGAATGGCACTGATGGTATCACCTATGATAACATGGTGATCGATGAGGGAAACTTTTATTCATGCTGCGAACATCACATGATGCCCTTCTTTGGCCATTATTGGTTCGCATATATACCCAATCCAAAGGGCAGGATCCTTGGTATCTCCAAGATCGGTCGCGTGATCGATTATTGCTCAGCTAAATTGCAGGTGCAGGAACGTCTCGTACATGATATTGTAGAGATGCTTGAGAAGGCTCTGGGAGATGATCATCCACCTCTGGGTATCGCTCTGGTCATGAAGGGAGAGCATCTTTGCAAGACCATGCGTGGAGCCAAAAAGCAGGGGATCATGACATCATCATTCCTTACCGGTATGTTTAAGACTTCCCCAGAGGTCAGAGCCGAGTTCATGCAATTTGTTAATCACTAAGAATTATGAAATACAATCCTCAGTTAGTACAAGAGATCAGAACTTGGATCGAGGAGAATGGACTCATCGAGCATGGAGGAGCGACCTTCAAATCACTCCTCGATGCTTTCAAGGTAGATCAGCGCACTTGGTATCGATGGATGGAAAGAGCCGATTTCGCCGAAGCCATTACAAAAGCCAAGCAGGTATTCAAGGGCAGTCTCGAAAAGCGATTGGTCGATAGTCTGGCCAGAGCAGCGCAGGGGTACGAGGGTACCTTTGAGCGAACAGAGTATGTAAGCAATGCAGAGGGCAAGCCGATGATCAGTAAGAAGATTGTGGAGAAGAAACCAGTGGCACCTTCTGTTGCTGCCAATATCTTCCTACTTACCAATCTTGCGCCAGATCGATGGAAGAACCGACAGAACCAAGAGGTCACTGGAGCCGATGGAGAGCCACTGTCTCAAGCTCCGATCCAGATCACCATATCAGAGGCCAAACCTTCAAAAGTGGAGGTCGAAAAGCCATGAAAACCGCCAAGGATTTTGCCAAGCGGTTTGCCTCAGAGCATTACAATCGTAAAGAGCAGAATGCACTCTGGTGGGCATGCTTCATCGGGTTTAGGTATGGCTTCAAGAAATGCAAGAGGCTATATCACTACGACAAGAGTGCCATAAATTTCAAAAATCGTAAATCATGAACGCGAAGAAATTCAAAAGACTCACGGATCAGCGCAAGGTGCGCATCGTCCATATCTATGATCAGAAGATAACCGAAGAGGGGCAGACCATCATTAAGTGCAAGATCATATCAGCTAAATAACCCATGAATATCAAGGTTGAGCTCAATATCCGACAGATCGAGGCCTTCCGATTGCTGACCGACTATGACAATGGGATCTCTGAGGTGCTATACGGAGGAGCTGCCCGAGGTGGCAAGACATGGATTGGATGCTTTTGGCAGATCACGCGCAGGCTCCTTCTCCCCGGGTCTGTGGGCATGATCTGCCGAAATGATTATGTAGATCTGAACTCAACCACCATGGTTACCTTTTGGGAGGTCGTGGATATCATGGGACTAAAGGGAGTGATTAAATTTAAGGGAGGTATCGATAATTTTGCCTACTTCCCCAATGGATCCAAGATCTTCTTTCGATATACCAAATTTCTGCCCAAGGATCCCAACTTTGATCGATTCGGATCGTATGAGATAACTGATCTCTATTGTGACGAGGCGCAACAGATGCACCCGAAATTTATCTCCGTTATCAAGGGTCGTTTCTCGAAGCTGATCGGTAAGGATAAGCAGGGGAGGATCCTCTGGGAGGTCAAGCCAAAATCTATGTACGGCTGTAACCCTCATAAGGGGTGGATCTATTCAGATTTCTGGAAGCCGTTTCGTGATGGGATCCTCGATCCATGGAAGGCTTTTATCAGAGCTATGGGCAAGGACAATCCCTTTGTACCTCAGAGCTTTTTCGATAACCTTAAGAAGGCAGATAAAGTTACCGTTCAGAGATTGCTCTACGGCAACTTCGATTACGATGATGATCCTAATGCTCTCTTCGATGATTATGATGCTCTGTGCGATCTCTTCCATAATGAGCATGTTTTGCCTAATGGGATCCGATCTGGATCTGGAGATATAGCAGGCAAGGGTCATGATCATTTTGTGGCCTTCTCATGTGATGGCAATGTCTTTACCCTCAAGATCGACAAGCCATATTCTGATGGCAGAGAGGTGGAGCAAGATCTCAAGCAGCTCATGATCTCAGAAAAGATCCCCAGATCTATGATGGTGGTCGATGCCGATGGCATAGGATCCTTCTTAGAGAGTTATCTCAATGGTATCAAAGAGTTTCATGGAGGAGCCAGGCCAACAGATACAAGATATAACAATCTAAAGACTCAGTGCTACTTCAAACTTGCCGATCTGATCAAGAGAAGAGCCATCCGCATCATAGGACTGAACCGAGATCAGCAGGAGCGATTGAAAGAAGAGCTGCAGGCCATCCGTAGAGTCAAGATTGATAATGATACTGGCAAGTTCGAGATCAATAGTAAGGATGAGCAAAAAGAGCTCCTTGGAAGATCCCCAGATATTGCAGATGCACTCATGATGCTCATGATCTTCCGTCTGGGCAAGGCTACGGCCGGAGCTGCCATCCATGTAGGACAACCAAAATAAATATACAAAATGAACGAAGAAGATAAATGGTGGTCACACCTCAAAATGGTGGATAAAGAAAAAGTTGCCAGTTGGATCGAAGGTATCAATGTTCGATATCCATTTTGTACCTCTGTATGGAACCGGCTGAGCTTGGAACAAAAACAAGAGTTTAGAATGCGGTTCAAAAAATGGAAAGAGAATATCGAAAAGAATAAGAACAATGAATAACGTAAACCACCCAAAGCATTATAATAGCCATCCCTCTGGGATCGAGTGCATCACCATCATCCGGCACTATGTTTGTGATATAGCAATGGCCATCAAATACCTCTGGAGACAAGGCCTCAAACAAGAGCAGGGGATGGATCCTATCCAGAAGCAGATCGAAGATTGTAAGAAGGCGATCTGGTATATCAACGATTATATTGAACAGATAGACCCAGAGCATAAATATCATGGCAGCGAATAAGATCTCCAGAAAGATTGAACATGCTTGTGCCGACTGTAAACTCTTTGTTCATGCAGATGGCTTCGGAAATGGTTGGTGCCTGCATTATGATGAACCCGAGGAGGCTTGCAATATTTGCGCCTATTTCGAGGATAAAAATAAAACCATATAAATGGCCAGGCCAAGTAAAAAAACGCAGCAGAGCGAAAATAAACAGCATTTCTGCGATGATTGCCTACATGCTTACGATCTGCATGAGCTCGATTGGAAGCATGAGCCATTTCTTTGCAAATGTCCCTTCTTTAAGTGGGATCGGTTTTTGCATCGAGATACCTGCAGTAAATTCCAATCGAAAGATCAGAAATGATCACAATCGTCTGATTGAAACTCTGTTTCAATAGATAGCAAGATCGATCGATCCATAACCTAAATAAAAATAGCTAAATTTGCGCCCAGAATGAAAAAGAAATCCAAGGATTCACTAAAAAGAGCATACTCCTATGG